ACGCAGGGACTATCGGGCACGTGTCCGAAGCCACAGTGCGCAAGTACATCGACAGCCAGAAGGGACACTAGCCCGTGCGCAAGATGTTCAAGTATCGCTTGTATCCTACGCGCCTCCAGGAAGGGGCCTTGACCGAGCAGCTTGGGGAAGCCTGTCGCCTCTACAATGCGGCAGTGCAGGAGCGGCGTGATGCCTATAAGCACGCCGGGGTGTCGCTCACCTACTACGATCAAGCCAGCCAGTTGAAAGACATTCGGTCTGCTGAACACTCCACACTGGCCAACTTCTCTGCTGCGCAAGATGTCTTGCGGAGGGTGGACAAGACGTTCAAAGCGTTCTTCCGTCGCGTGGCCACTGGGGCAGAGAAGCCAGGCTATCCACGCTTCAAATCCCGGCGACGTTTCGACAGCTACACGTTGCCAAGCTACGGGGATGGTTGCCGACTGAGGGGCACACGGCTGTATCTGCAAGGCGTGGGACACGTGAAGGTCAAGCTGCATCGACTGGTAGGCGGGACGATCAAGACGGTGACCGTGAAGCGCGAAGCGGGTAAGTGGTACGTGTGCTTCAGCGTTGAGGGGCAGCCAGAGCCGCTCACCGAGACGGCGGCGCGCGTTGGGCTTGATGTCGGGCTGGAATCGTTTGCCACCTTGCACGATGGGACGCCAATCCCCAATCCCAGGTACGCCAGGAAAGCACAGCGGCATCTGCGTCTTGCGCAACGCCGGGTGGCACGAAGGAAGCGAGGGGGACAGAACCGCAGAAAGGCCGTGCTGCTCCTGCAAAAAGCTCACGCACACGTCGCCAATCAACGCGCTGACTTCCACCACCAGACAGCGCGCACGCTGGTCAACACCTACGGCGTGATTGCGGTCGAAGACTTGAACGTCAAAGGGCTGGCGAGCGGCATGCTCGCCAGATCGGTCAACGATGCCGGATGGTCTGCCTTCATCAACAAGCTGACGACCAAAGCGGAAGAGGCTGGGCGTCTGCTGGTGAAGGTCAACCCACGCGGGACGAGCCAGGCATGTCTCTGTGGCGCTTCTGTTCCGAAAACACTCAGCCAACGCTGGCATGAGTGTGTACATTGTGGGTTGTCGGCACCGCGTGATCATGTCTCAGCTCAACTCATCTTAGGGCTCGGACTGAGCCTGTTGGGGCTAACGTAGTGGTTGTGAACACAAGCGTTCCTAACGAAGCCGCCTCGTTTACGGGGCGGAGTGGTCACCTCTGACGAGTTCTGAGACACTACACCGGTGCTGACTGGCGTACTGCTTCACGGCGTCTGCGAGCTCTTGCGGTATCCGTGCGATCACGCTTGTGTAGGCTTTCAGATCGTGACGCGGCATACGCTACCCTCCTCCCTCCGTGCGCCCGTTGCCCGGTGGGGGCAAGCGCGCATCGAGCAACCGCCCCAGGCGCTCAAAGGTGGCTTCGTGGCGCTCAAGCACCAGGGTGAGGCGGTCGAGCAGGGTGGTGTGATGCTCAAGCAAGGTCGTGTGGCTTGCGAGGTCGTTCTTGATGGCTTCGAGAATGCTGGTCTGCTTCCCCATCGCCTCATCGATGAACGTGAGGCTGACATCCATCCGTTGATACGTGGTATTGAGACTCCCAAGCAGGCTTTGCATATCGGCCTGCCGCTCGTCGACCTTCTGCAGCATCGTCTCCTGCCGCTCACTCACCGCCACCAAGCGGCGTAACAGCTCATCGTACTTCTGCTGCTCCATGCTCTACCCTTTCACCGCCGTGCGCTTACGGCCTGTGGTCCGCTGCCGGTCCTGGCTCTGTGCGGTCTTTGTGGCGGACTGGTCCTCTCCCATGGGAGTGTGGTCCGCTGCGTGGTCCGCTCCCTGGGGCGAAGGGGCCTCGACGGGTCCTGCCCCCGTGTCCCCAGGGAGATACCCCAACGTGCGGAGTCCGGACACCACCAGGTACCGCAGGGCTTTGCCGCGATCGATGCGCACCTCCCAGGGTCCCATCTGGCGTTGCACATCGGCCACATAGGCATCGAGGGCCGGCAGGTGCTGCGGATCAAGGCGCAGTCCCAGGTGCACATACGGGGCATTCCCCAGCTTGGGCCGTGACATATCTATAACTCCTTGTTTATAAATACTTTATATGAGTTTTATGGCCATTCTCAACATCACCAAAAGTTGACATAATAGCCCTTATCGGAAGTTTCGATGTTGAGAATGACGCGGCGTCAACGAAAGAGAGTCTAGCAGAGGCACGCGGGGAGGGCAAGCCAGCGGCAACGCAGGGGGAAGGAGACTCGTATCAGCTGGCAACAGGCTGCAAGGCGTCAGTCGCGACCAAAGCCGCGTGGCAGGTCGAGGTCGAGCTGGAGCACTGCAGGGCTCTTGCCGCTGCCCTCGCCGCCGTGCGCCAGCTCCCCCACTGCGCCGGCCTGGTCGACAGCCGGATGGGCCCGGAATCCCCCAACGGCCGTTGCCGATTCCCCAGGCCTCGAGACCTGTCCACCGTCGGGAAACACCGCCTTCCCCCCCGCGATCTGCGCCACGATCGTCCGATGCCGGCAGCCAGGGCAGCGCTCCCCCAGGCTGGGGCACATGGCACACGCCGCATACGCGCCGGCGCAGGTGGCGCAGTGCCGCAGCGTGTAAACGGGTTAGGCGGCATCACTGGTGCCTTTCTTCTTCGTGGGCCTGGTGGTGCTGCGGGGCGTGCGTTGATGCGTCAAGAAGGTCTCCAGGATGTCACGGCACACGTCAGAGCGGGTCAGGCGCGCCAGGGGCCTCTCCTCCTGCTGGGCCGTCATATACGTGTCCAGTTCCTCCATGAGCGCGGGAGGCACCATCATGGTAAGGAAGGCAGGTAGTGGCTTCTGGTTGTACCTGGGCCGCCAGAAGTCGATACACAGCCTCTCTATCTGGCTCAGCAACTGCGCATCCGTCGTGATGAGCCATGTCACACGCACGGGCTGCGCTTCCTGGGCGAAGTCTGCCAGCCGGTGATGGGAGAGAAAGCGCTTGCGGAGGTTGCCGGTTTTGCCGATGTAGAGCACGTCGCCACCAGGCTCCAGGACAAAGTAGCAGGCCGCCAGTTCCGGCAAGGTCTGGCGCTGGTGCAAGGGCACACTCGGCAGCTCTGCCAGGTGGAGGGCGTCAGGGGCGAAGGCGTCAGGCAGCATGGCTGGTTCCCTTTCGCGCCGGACGCTGCGAGGTCGTGACGGGAGGAGCCGTAGCCCGGTTCCGTGCCTCCAACGCCTCAGCGAGCAGTTCCCGACAAATAGCCGAGCGCTCAATCTGGACGTGAGGCGTGGCGTGTTGCCGCTCAACCGTCATCGCGGTCAGTGCGTCGAGCATCGCTGGGGAAATCATGATGGTCATCTTCACCAGTGGAGCCTCACCAATACGTGGACGTCCCATACTGAACTCCTTGTGAGAGAAAAAATATCTTTCAGGGAATTATATCATAGAAAATGGCATTTTCCTCTTGAGTTTTGGTGAGGGATATCCGATAATATAGATAGAGACGATGTGAGAACGGCAACCCGAAACCGGAAGGAGCACACGATGTACGGACAGCGCGGCAAAGTACGGAACTCAGATACCTGGCGGCAGGTGGGGCGCCAGGCGAGCCAGCCGATGTTTTTGACCACGGCAGCCGAGCGCATCAAAGCCTGGGAAACGAAGGTTGCCGCAGAGCAAGCGGCAGCAAAGCAGGCAGGTAAGTAACGCGAACCCCGGTCAGGGCGCCCTGAGAAGCAAGCCTGACCGGGGCCAGTCACATCCCCACGAGTGGGTAGGAGAAGGAACAATGTCCAGTGTACATGATGATCCTCAGTCTGTCAGCCCCACCGCCCAGCACCTCTGGGAAAGCGCGGTCTGTCTGGCAAGCATCAAAGCCCGGGCGGCCTTGCCGCACTCGAGCGGCCGCGTCGACAAGGCCATGGCCCTGGTGCTCGATGGCGCCGCTATACTGCTCGATGATCACAGCGCCCGGGTGACCAGCCAGCAGGATGGCACCACCCAGTACTATGTCGTCAACGGCGCGTGCCCGTGCAAAGACTTCCCCAACGCTCCCCAGGGGGCGTGTAAACACCGCATCAGTCGATGGATCCTGCTGCGTGCCCTCCAGCTCGCCAAGGAGTTGGGTGACACGCCGGCCCAGGCGGCAGCCAGCAGCCCCCAGCCTGGGATTCCCCAGGAGTGTATTGTCCAGATCCAGGGCAAGCCGTTCATCACGTTTCAAGGCTTGCTGCACCTGGCGCATCAGCAGGGGCTCTTGAGCCTCAAGGCCGCGTTCCTCAGCGTCACCGCCGACCTGGCCCTCGCCAAAGCGCGGGCCGAGTTCCTCGATGGGCGGCTGTTCGAGGAATGCGGCGATGCCACCCCCGCTAACGTCAACAGTCGCATCAAGCCCCACTTTGCACGTATGGCGCTGACCCGGGCGAAAGCCCGCTGTTTGCGCGATGCGCTCAACGTCACCCTGGTCGCCGTGGAAGAACTGGAGTAGCCCCCGCGTGGGAGCCCTCCTGGGCTCCCGTTCTTCGAAAGGAGGGCACCATGTCCGAGGAAACCGTGCCGCCTCTCAAGCGGGAGGCGTTGGACCAGATTCCCGCGGTGCAGCAGGAGTTGGTAGAGTTTTGGGCCATGCTGCAGCAGATCACGGCCACCATGCTGCAGAAACTAGCTGGCTTTGACCCGGACCGCCTGCCGGCGCTTGAGCTGGCAGAGTGGGTTGAAGGACACCTGGTCATCGCCCATCACCTCGTAAATGCCGTCATCGACCTGCACAAGCGCCTGTGGCCGCTTCAGGAGCATACGCCCGATCCGGAGTTCCTGGAGATGGTGATTCACGACCTCGAAGACGAAGCCGCCCCGACCGATTGACGACGCGGGGGAGCCTGCTGGACGCTCGCTCCCCTCATCACCGCCAGGGACGGCAGTACCACCGAGAAGGAGACGACGATGGACCTGACGATACTGCTCATCATTATGCTCTGTGCCGCGGCGGCCGGTTCGTGTGGGGCGCACCATACCACGGCCCGGGATCAACAACTCGCCGCTGACCACGGCCTGTTGCTCAAAGACTATCTGGCCTGGCAACGCCGGCGGTCGAGGGCGCGGGTCTTCCTTGCCGTGGTCCTTGGCGTGATTGGGATGGTCGCTCTCGCCGGGGAAGGACTGCAAGCCTTCTGCGTGATCGTCCTCGCTGCGGCGCTGCCCAGTGCGATAGCGCTGTCTGTGCGGGCACGGACGCCAGAGGGTTACCCAAACAGGGCCTGCCCCCAATCCCGCGCCCCCGAGCTGGCGTACTGGCTGGCCTCGGGTAGGGTGCTGGCCGTCGTGGTGCTGAACAGCTCACGGCCCCAATCCCGCCCTGGCGCCTCGGCGGGTGGGGCACCCTGGCGCCGCTCCACCGCGCGCCGCGCCTCCCCCATGGTCACGGTGCCGCTGCGGTCGACATCGAGCCCTTTGTTCTGCGCGTACGCCCTGCTGCCCTGCCGAAACAGCACGTGGCTGGCTGGCTGGCCCACCGCGGCCGGATACAGCACCGCGGCATACGCATCCTGGAGCGAGCGCATGCGGCCCCGGTACGGGCGCAGATACCGTTCCACATAGTCCAGTTGCTGCTCTGGGCTCATGCCGGCGAGCGCCTCCGTGGTGGTTCCCAGACCCCGCGCCGTGGCGGGCATGAACTGGATCAAGCCCGTGGCCCCACTGCCCGCTTGATTGCGGATGGACGGCGAGAACGTCCCCCCGGTCTCGAACCGCATCACGGTCAGCAAATGTTCCGGGTCCATCCCGAGCCGCCTGGCCACCTGGTCCACGGTGGTCCGGAAGCCCGGGGGGAGCCCTGGCGTGCCTCGGGGCGTGGCGCGTGGCTCCGGGGAGGGATCGAAGAGCAGGGTGTGCCAGTTCGGCATGGGAGACCTCCAGGGTTAAGGGTACAAGCCGCTCGATGGTGCCGGTCTGGCCCAATCGGGCACCGGTGCGGGGGGCCCTGCCTGGCCGTCGGGTGCCCGCTGCATGCCGGGCTCCTGCGCCGTGCCCATCGAGGCCGGCACGTGTGGCGCACGCCGGAACGGCCGATTGGGATACTGCGCTTGCAGGCTCTCCAGCTCACTGTGCCGTAACGCACGCTTTTGAACCTCTCCCTTCTGGCATGGTGACGCCTGCCGCTTAATCGAGGATGGACCCCCCTGGCGTGTACGGCCAGCCACGCTGCCCAGGCTGGGGGCGCTCGGACGGCCGCGGCTGAAGAATGCCCGGCGCGCGTTCCTCGCGCGCCCGGACCCGCGTTGCGGCCGTGGGCGCGCCGGGAAAGGGCCGGTTGGGGAATTGCTCTTGCAGACTGGCAATCTCCTCCTGGCGCAGCGCGCGCTTGGCGGCAATGGTGTCGGCATCATCCCCACTCTGCGGGAAAAAGATCCGGGCATACTGCTTATACTCCTCAGCGGTGATCGCCGCGCCACTTTCTTTGCGCAGGATGCCGGCAATAAAGGCCAGCTGGGCCGTCACGTAGCGGCGTTGTTCAGGCGTCCGCAGCTGGTTCACCAAGGGACTGGCGAGGCCGCCCACCCCCAGCCCGACACCGGCCCCAGCCCCCGCGCCGCCCAGCCCACCACCGGTCGCCACGCCCACCACCGCGCCAATGGCCCCGGTGAGTTTGTCGACGGTCTGCTCCAGGGTGTTGAGGAACGGCGTCCCCGTCACCCCAGCCGCTTCCAGGGCCGACACCGTCTCATGCCCCCGGTTCATGCGCGACCCCATCTGATACGCCTTGGCGGCCTCGCCTTTGAGTGGTGCCGGGGTCCTGGAGACCTGCTCGCGCAGTTCGCGGGCCGTGGTGCCGCCCGGCACGCCATAGAGCGCCGCGTCTTCCGACGACAGCGGCTTATCGAGTGCCGCCTCCACCCCGGCCTGGGCCACGGCTTGCTTCCGGGTCAGGCTCTCGGGGCCCTGCTCGTAGAGGCGGTCGCGCAGCGTATCGATCTGGCGGGTGAGCGCGTCCATCTGCCGGTGCGCTTCGGTGAGCCGTTTCGCGCCCGCCTCACTCGTCGCGTACGGGCGCAACCGCTCGATATGCTGCTCCTCCCGCTCCCGCGTCGCCTCCAGCGCCCGCAGCCGCTGTTCGTCAGCCTGCAAGCGGGGGCTGGGAGCTGCGGGCGTCGCCGCCGCCGGAGCTGGGACTGGTGCGGGCGCAGGTGCTGTGGCTGCCATGGGCGCCGCGGTCGGGGCTGAAGCTGCCGGAGCGGCCCCCGTCTCGCTGGGAAGGCGATAGCCCCTCGCTTTCGCCGCTTCGATTATCTCTGGCCGACTACGCCCGGTCTGCTTCATGGCGTCGGCAATATCGGCCTCGGACATGCGTTTGCCCCCAGGTTCCACGGCCTGCACGCCTTCCAGCGCCTCAACCTCTTTTCCCTCCCGCCTGGCCCTGGCGCGGTTGAGCGGGATCTGCGACTCCTGCACCCGCACTTCGCGTTCACGCAGTTGCTGCTCGATCACCTTCTGCTCGGCCTGGAGCCGGTCTTTGATGCTGGCGGCCTGGCCCTTCCATCCGGCCAGCGTCGCCTGGTCGTAATACTCCGGGATGCCCTGAATGGGAAAGCCAGCCGCGCGCATGCTCTGTATCCCCCACTGCCAGGCCTGCTGGGGATCGCCCCCAGCAGCAATACGCGCCTCGACGCCCTGCGCGATCTGGCCGCCAAATTCGAGACGGCTCGCGGCCTGTTCGAGCTCCGCCTTGCGGGCTTCCAGATCGCTGGTGCGGGTTTCGGCCTGGTGCTTGCGGTACTGCTGCTCCTGCCCGTAGGCCAACTGGGGATTGGTGCGGTACGCCGCGGACAGCGCCGCCGGCATGTCGAGCGTGGTGCGCCCGGTGCGGGGATCGATGACCAGATTGCGGCGGTAAATCGCCCCCAGATCCTGGCGCTCTTGCTCTTGCCTTTGCGCCGCCTCCAGTTGGAGCTGGTCGGTCTGATAGTTCTGCTGCATCTCACGCAGTTGGTAGACCTGCCCCAGGGTCTGTAAGGGACTCTGGAGGGGGGTGACACCCCGGCCGGCCATGAGGGGGATTAACTCATTGAGTGGCATGCGATCACCTCAGAAGTGCAGGGAAATGGGTATGTACGGCATCGAACCGAGGATGGCAGAGACTACTCGACCACGTGAACTGATGCCGCGCAATAGCCGCGTTCCACTCCGCCATGCGGGCCACGTCCAGGCACTGCGGGAAGGGCGGGTACGCCCACGACACGGTCTCGACCCAGGTGCGCCCGCCGGCGTCGTGAAAGTCGAGATGCGAAGCCAGCAGGACATCCCCCGGCAGGCGGACGAAGCGATCGAGATAACATTCCAGAACCACCGGCTGCCACGCGTTCAGGAACACGCGCTCGTCGTGGGTCCAGAGGGCCGCGATCTCGCGGAAGTTGGCGTACACGGTCAACGTGTCGTGCGTCAACACCGGGGTCATGGCGGGCTCTCCGCCTGGCCGTTGCGCTGGTGCTCGAGCAGCACGGCAATGCGCGCCTGGCGCTGTGCTGGGGTCCACTGCACGTGGAGTGGCTGCTCCGGCGCGCCACTGATCTCGACCGCTTTCAGCCTGGGCATGAGCCGGTCGAGCAGCACCTGCGCGCACTGGACCCGGACCCGCTCATCCGTCGTGCTCTGCATGGTGGCCACGATGACGGCAAACGCGTTCACCCCCTGGCTGTCGAGGTAGTCTTGCAACTGCACGCGCGTTTCGACCTTGCGCCTGTTGGGGGTGCCTTTGGTGCGTCCGCCGGTTTTGCGCCCTTTCGCCACGCCGTGTCGTCTCCGTCTATTCCCGTCTACTTGTCGAGGCACACGGTCGGGCCAGCACCCGCCGCCACCGCGTGCCGCCGCGCGCTGCGGACACGCGGGTTCCGCACCGTCCTTCCGGTTCGCCCCGCCTCAATCGCCGGCCAACGCGCGTTGGCTCTGCTGCGTCACACACATCACGCAGCTTTCATCGGCACGGTAGCGTAACGTCCACTGCGGCATATCTCTATAGCGATGACTCGTCTCTGCACAGGTGATCGGGGACAAAAACGCGTTCATGGCCAGATGCGGTGGCAGCGCGGGACGCGGCGTGGAGGCCTCCACCAGCACCGGCCGCGGTGCCTGGACAGGCCTGGCGGCTTTGCGGCGGGAATCGCTGGTGCGGAGACACTCGCGACACTTGTTGTTACTGAGGCGCCGGAGGCTCTTGCGCTGCCCCTGCCACCGATGGCTGCGGTGACAGAGCGCGCCAAGCTGGTAGCCCGCAGGGATAGCTGCCCCTGCAGGTGGCACGTGCGGTGCCGGTGGTGGCAGGCTTCGCGCCGGCGCAGGGTCGGCGTCGTCCTCGTCGTCCGGGTCAGGCTCCGGCCGGGGTGGCGCGACGGGAGCACGTGCGGTGAAGCGCTCGAGGATCTGGAGCACCAGGCCCTGCAGTTCGCTCGCCTGGACTTCAAGAATGAGCCGGATGGGCTTGGGATGCACAGCGGGTTGCATACGGTCTCTCCCTGGGGCACGAGCGATCAAAGGCCACATGGTCAACAGACTTATAGCATTAAAGGGGGTTTTCTATCAAATGCTCGGTGCATGAGACCCCGCGAGCACCTGCACGACCTGGTCCCAATGCTCCGGCCGCCAGAGATGTGTGGCGATCGTGGTGACCTGCTGCAAGCCCTCGAGCCACTGCCGTTGCGCCGCGGTGAGCCGGCCGTGGTCCGTTTTCAATTCGGCCAGCACCAGCACGGGAGGCCGGAGACACACCAGGTCGACCCAGCCCGCCTCTGAGCCCTGTGACCGGAGGGGGTGATAGGTTCTCCACCCCTGCGTGTGCGCCAGGGTCCGCACGTGCTGTAACCACTGTTTCTCGGTCACCCCCGTAGAGCTGCTCGCGTGTGCACGGGTTTGCGCCGGCGCGAGACAGCGCTCGCAGGTCACGGCCTCGCGCTGCCGGAGCGCGTACACGGCCTCGCGCGCTCCACAGGCAATGCGGCACTGGGCCAGATCGGGGCCCCCGGTGAGCCAGTGGATGCGATCGGCGCCCACCCTCAAGCCGCGATACGGGTCGGTCGCCTCCGGCATGGCTACTCCTCCTCGTCGAGCAGTTCGGCCCTGCACACGTAGGGAATATCCAATGCATGGCGGAGACAGCGGGCGATGGCGCGCGTCGAGGCCATGCGAATAAAGTGCGGCTTGATGCGGCTGCCCACGTTCTGCGGCGAGGCATCGCCAATGTCTGACCACGTCAGCCCATCGGTAAAGGTCACGGTGGCGCGCATCACGGCTAGGGCCTCGGTCACACTCACCACCTCGACACTGAGCGCCTGCACCCCGCGCTGGTGCGCCAGGTGCAAGAGCCCGCTGAAGAGCACCGCTTTGACGCCCTGGACCTCGTAGAGAAACGCCTCGGAGAGCGGGAGGGGCGCGCGGGAGCTGGCGTCTGGGGCGCTCGCCGCGGCCTCACCACCCAGCCTCGTTGCCTGCTCCACGCGCTCCCGGGTCTCGGCGAGCGCCCGGCGATAGATCAGCACGGCGAAGGTGTGTTTACACAGCTCCTGGGGGGCATACGTGCCACGGGGACAGGAGCACCGCTGGCCTTGTACTCGGTATGTTGTCCCGGCGTCGCGCTGACTGGCGACGGTGGCCGAGCCACCTCCGTGCACCTCCACCTCCCCCGCCAACGTAAGGTGTTCAGCGCGGTCAATGGCCTCAACCATCGCGGGGAATTTGTCCCGCGCCTTGGCAGCCGCCGTGGTCACCGCGGCGCGCCAGGCCTCCCGCGCCAGGCCGTGGGGGAGCGGTTGGGCAGCCATAGGGCACCTCCTCACAGCCTCTAAGCGTCCAGGTGATCGATGCGCCGCCAGGCCTGCCCATAGGGCACGGTCTGCCGGTGGGGCGTGGCATGCTGGGGACAGCGGAGGTCCACGCCATCCCAGCCATAGGGATCCTCCGGGCCACTCTCGACGCTGGTATGGGTCCAGCACAGCGGGAGGGAGCAGCGGGAGGGGGGCCTGGCCGCATAGCCGAAGTCACAGGTGGTCTGGGGGAGCGCACCACACACCACACAGGGCGCCGTGTTGTCCGGATCAAGCTCACACATCGTGGTCTCCTGTCGTCTTACCGCGGTGGCCAATACCACTCAGCGGTGACTTTGGTAATCGCATCCGACACCGCGCCTTGCGTCCAGCGCGGATCCACCACAATCCCCAGCTTCTGACAGACCTGCACTTGCCCGGGGGACGGCGGCCGCAGGCGCCACTGGGCTTCTTTGGCGGTGGCCCGGGCGAGCCCCATACTGCGGGCGGTATCCTCGGCCACGCCAAAGGCATAGGGGAGCGGCAAGCCGGCCTCGAGGCGCTGATACTGCCGGGTGTCCTTCTGTTTCAGCTCGACCGTCCAGCGCGAGCGCTCCGTATTCTCATACCGTATCCGGAACGTGCTCCCCGCCATCGACAAGGCAAAGGCCCCACGGGGGGTTTCCACCCAGGAAAGGGCTGCACGACGCACCAGGTCTACCGCGGTGGCCTGGACCGTCTCGGCCCTCTGTGCGGGGGCGTCCGCCTCGGTTTCTGCCTCGTCCTGGGCTGCAACGGCCTCAAGCACACTCTGCTCTTCGGACAACGTCGCCTCCGAGAGCCCGAGCAGTTCGGCCACGGAGAACAAGTTGTGCCGCTCGGTCGCCCCCGTGGCATCGAGGAGGAGGCAGTTCTGCTTGCCGGTCTCCTGCGACAGCCGTAAGCCGCGGCCCAGCGCCTGGGCAAACAGCACTTTGCTCCTGGTGGCCCGGGCCAAAACTACACAGTCAATGGAGGGGAGGTCAAAGCCTTCCGTGAGCACCATCACCGAGGAGAGCACCTGGAGAGTGCCCGCGCTGACAGCTTCATACGCAGCCTGTCTCGTCTCCCAGGGGGTGGCGCCAATGATCGTCTGCGCTGTGAGGCCCCGGTCCCGACAGAGGGCCGTAATGGCTTCCGCGTGGGCAATGCCTGGGGAGAAGATGGCAATGCGCCGGTCATGGGCATACTGCAGGAGCCCGTTGACGATCTGCGCCGGCGCGTTGGCTTTGAACATGGCGTCTTCCAGATCGTCCGCACGGTAATCTCCCGCCACGGTTTTGACCCGCTTGAGGTCCATCCCCGCGACGTGCAGGCGCTTGACCATCAGGTCACACAAGTAGCCTTCGCGCATCAGATGGAGGAGAGGCTTATGGTAGGCGGTCGCCTCGAAGATGGCGCCAATAATGGACTGGCCGTTGGGTCGGTATGGCGTGGCCGAACAGCCGACGGTAAAACTGCCGTTCCAGGCGCCACAGTGCTGGAGCACGCGTACCCAACTATTGCCGACGAGACAGGGCTGCGGCCCCACGCCCTCAGCCGTGGGGGGCCCTTCGGCGGGAACGAGTTCCCCATCCACATGATGACATTCATCGCAGATGATCAGCTGCCAGTGTTGAGCCAGTTGCTGTAAGCGGGTCCACCGCGCCAGCGTCTGCACACTGGCCAGCACCACGGGGGAGAGGGTCTCATTGCGGTCGGCTTTGACGACGCCGATCTCAAGATCCGGAGCCATCTGCTCAAGCTTGGCCAGCGTCTGATGCACCAATTCCTCGCGGTTGACGAGGATCAGCACCCGCCCATGCCGCGCCAGGAGCGACACCAGGCGCACAAAGATGAGCGTTTTACCCCCACCAGTGGCCAGGCGCAAGATGACGCGCTGCTTGCCTTGCGCCTGGGCGCGGGTGAGGGCTTCAAGGGCTTCCTGCTGGTAGGGGCGTAGGGTCAGCATGGCTGTCTCCGTGGGTGCATGTGCGTCCAGCACGCTGGAAGTGTGCGACGTTAGCGACATTAGCTTTTCACATTCCCGCAAGTGTTTGTTCTGCTATGGCAATATAGTTTCTGCCTGACCTAATGTCGCTAACGTCGCAGGTTTCTTGCTCCCTCAACCGTACACACTGCCTGGAACGCCCGGGGCGGCCGTCGCTCCGGAGCTCGTCAGTCATGGTGATGAGCCCCATGGTGAGCAGGTCGTGGAGCATCCCAGTCAGGACTCGTGAGGAGACATGGCGTTGGAGCACGTGGCGCAGCAGATCATCCCGTGTGACGCCTTGCTCTCCTGCCTCGCTCAGCGCTTCCAGAATGCGGTCATGCCTATCAGAGCCCGTTGCATCGGTGCCAAACAGGTATGCCGCACTGTCCTCGCAGGAGGGGGAAACCACTTTGAATAGGTTAGATAGGTTAAATAGGTTAGTTAGCCACTCTATTAGGTAACTGTCACTATATCTTCTATTATCTATTTTCAATATTATCTGACAGTTTCCTATTAGGGTTGGAAAATAACCTATTTAACCTATCTAACCTATTGAAAATTTAGTACATTTTGAACCTTCCAGAGAGCTACAGCGGTGGTTACGTTCTCCTGTATCATCCTGCGGTCATTGAAGATACGGGTCTTGTAGCGCCTGAAGGCAGCTGCCAGGCTCCGTGTGTCAAAATGCGTTCCATCGCCTTTTTTATCGAGTGCCGTGAAAGCTTCCCGCAAATTGAGCCAATTCGCGGCGTTTGGTGAGATATAGGTGCCGTCCTTCTGCTGCGTATGAACACGTACCTCATCGATGACTTGCGCGAGAGTCCGGCCTTGCGCTCCGAGACACGTCTCCCAGGCATGGAGGAGTTGTCTCCAGGCACTCAGCTCCTCATCTTCCGAGATCTGTTTGTCCTGTCCGGCAAGTGGATCAATGCCAGTGGTCCACTCGACGCAGCCACGTATGAGCGCGTTCCATTCTTCAAAGCTGCCGTAGCCCGCGGTGGGCGGGGGTGCGCCAGCGTCCAGGTAGGCGAGCAGGATGGTGCAGGCGTGGAGAAGGTAGCGGCGTTGCTCCTCTCGGACATGCTTTCGGAGTTCCGGATGCACAAAGTCTGTCCGCTGATCGGGCTTTTCTACCTGGGGTTCGAGGGTGATTTGCACCACACGCCGCGCCGTATCGCCGCGATACGACACATTGTTGCCGGTCGCATAGAGCACCGTGCGCCAGGGGACATGTACCGTTGTCTGCGTGCCCAGACGGCGCATACTGACTGTTTTGGCGGTAATCGTGCCGTCGAGCGCGTCACCCCCAAGGACGGTCAAGTTATCGATGACCGCCAGCGGTTCACCAGCCAGGGCGATGCTATCGAGTTGTTTGCGGAACTCTTCCGGATCGTGCCCAACCCGCCAACGGGTTGCCTCATCACCAGAGGCAATGAGGCTCAACACATCGGTGAGGAGTCCCTTGCCGCTGCCTGGGGTCGATGACACGAAGGCAAACAAGGGACAGCAGCCCGCGATCGCCGGACGGGCAACCAGGGTGAGCAGAGCGGCCAGCGTTGCCGCCTTATCGCGCTCTGCGGCAAAGGGGAAGTTCTGCCACAAGGTTTGTAAGGCCCTCCAGGCGGTCTGTGCCGCGGCGTGGGTGAGCGGTGGCAGGGTGAGCGAGGGTTGCGTCCCACTGAGGAGCACGCCGCTCGCACGGTCGTAGCCTTCGGCCTGGCAGAGCGTGTTATCAGGGCGGAGGAAGGGCCTGGTGGCAATGCCCGTCAGCGGGGGAACCTGCCACTCACCATAGTCCAGGAGGAGCTTAGCGACGTGCTCAGGGGGATCGGTCGGGATGTAGGCGGCCTTCCTCCCATCATACTTCCACCAACTGGCGACGTGACAGAGATAGCCGCGGAGTTTACTGAGCGGTGCGACCTGGAGACGTGGCACAGCAGGTGGACGCATGAGCCACTGCGGGGACGCCTGATCCTGGGTAACAAAACAGAGCTGTCCGGCATGCTGAAAGAGCTGCGGGCCATGCTGCTCCTGATAGGTGAGAATCGCTTGCTGGGCATGATGGCCGATCACATCCAACTGTCCAGGTTCGAGCCGGATCTTCGGCAGGTGGTCTTTCGTGGCTACCGCGCTCAAGCTGTCTGGATCTGGTGCGCCGTCCCATGGGGAGCCCAGATGCCGTAAGGCGTCCTCCCAGGTGTGCCCGGCAGTGAGCCAGTCATCGATGCCTTGCTTCTTTCCGCCCGTGGTCATCGGCAGATAGCACGTCAGCACATCGGCCTGTTTCCCCTTCAGGAAATTCGCCAGACGCCGCATGGCATTGCGTACCGGGGTTTTGATCGACAGATCAGAATCGTAGACGATGAGCACCCGCCGCTGATTCAGGGCCACCAGATCCCAGTCCGGCAGGGCCATACTGCCGCCGCGCTCATTCTTGCCGCGCCAGCAGTCGACCCCTAAGACCGCGATGACGCAGAGTTCCAGGTCGAGACTGGCGACGGCATCGCCCTTTTTCTGGCCTTCCACAATGACCAGGGTGACGACAGGGTTGCTGAGCCATCGATGACACCGGGGGGGCACATCGAGCCGCATGGTGCGGTTACGCGGAAATTCATACTTGCGGGGGGTTTCTTTGCTGTCGAGTCGCGGCGTATCGGGCCGATAGACACTGAGGAGGGTCCGCCGGCCGTCCGTGCCCCAGACCGGCAGCAGCAAGCCAGGCGTGTTGCTCGCTTGCCCAGTGGTGAAGCCATGCGCCCGTAACACCTCATAGCCTGTGGTGCCCTTCAGGGACCGGTAGTCACGTTCGGCGATCACGTCTAGGGCAATGGATGATGCCTGAAGCTGCTGCTCGTGCGCAGGGGAGAGCAAGCGGGGGCGCTGACAGGATGTACTTTCGGTGTGTCTTGTGGTATGTTCCATACCGCCTTTCCTTTGGTGGTCCCCTTCAGCAAGGGACCGGAGAATAAAGCGCCCGGTCGTCAGGCCGTTTGGCGCTTTTTCTGCGTCTAGGGAAAGGCTCGAAGGCTCTGGAAGTCTAAGGGTTGGGGAAGATTCGCTAGAAAAAAGAGGCTACAAGTTGTATCCAAAAAAGATGCAAGATGCATTTTCTCTGTGTTACTATACCCCTGTCGGTCTTCTCCATAGAATCGAAGCCGACAGGGGAATGTGGCCGTATTTCCCCACGCTCCTTAGGCTTGCCTGCCCTCGGTGCTGGTTACACCAGGGCTAGGCTGGCCTTCCAGCCATGCCTCAATTCTTCGACACTATAGCACCAATAATCCTTTGCTGTTCTTGCTGTCTGGCATGGTGCTCATACACCAACCGCTCAAAGAACTTGCCCAACGCCTTGCGGCCTGGTTCGCAGTACAGCCGTACCACGTCCACCGCTTCATTACTCATGGTGCAGTTAATCACTGTGACATCGGGCCGCCTGCCCGCGTAGGTTTGCCCGTCTTTCAACATGCGGGCGTTCCTCCCTAAAAAAAAAGGCACCATGCCACACTGGCACGATGCCCTTCATCATCGTCACTTACTCGCAGATTGTGTGCCGTCTGGGGCATAGGGCGACCTCTCACGCAACCCTGCGTCTCTCAGGTCATCGCACTATCCGTTGTTGACCATCCCCCAACGCCCGCGCCCCCGCCGGCACCCCAGACTATAGCAAATTCCCCCCGCGCCAGAAATAGAAAAATGCAAATTGCAATAATGCTTACCCAGATCCAGCCTGGATCATCACCCAAGAGGAGCAGACAATCCCTGTTGCCCCTGGGTCTGCGTCGCCCTCCCCACCATGCGCCGGCCTGGGCGTGCGTCCACTGATACACATCGGTGTCGTACAGGTCCTGCTGGCTCATCGCTGTCCCTCCGGCCGGGTGGCCTGCTGCCGTGCCCGCCTTTTCCGTGCCCGTGCCGCATCACACTGGAGACAGACATACTTCGGCAACCGGTAGAGGGTCTGCCCGGTGCCCTGGTACCTATGCCCGCCCACACAGAGCGTGCCCAGCACAAAGCGTGTTGGGTCGAAGTCTCCATAGAAAACCTTTCAGGGGACTGCCGTCTTCAGGCGGCAGGGGAATGAAAGGTTGGCATGGACGCCAACATCTTCCGACTTCCCTGTTTTGACTATGTATCTGGCTGTTGTATAATTATCTGTATGGCATCTAGATACTCTAAAAATGCTGGGGCAGTCTTCTCGTTGAAGCTGCATCTCGTCTGGTGTCCCAAGTATCGCCGCGCGGTGCTTGGGGGCGCGGTAGCGTCGCGCCTGGAGACGTTGTTGCGTGACAAGGCCCAGGAATTGGAGATGACGATACACGCACTGGAAATCATGCCTGATCACGTGCATCTGTGTATCGAGTTTGATCCTCGTGTCAGTGTGGCGGAAATCGTCAATCGTCTGAAGGGGTATACCTCGCGTCTCTTGCGCCAGGAGTTCCCCTTCTTGAAGTCGCGCCTGCCTACCTTGTGGTCCCGCAGCTATTACGCAGGGACTATCGGGCACGTGTCCGAAGCCACAGTGCGCAAGTACATCGACAGCCAGAAGGGACACTAGCCCGTGCGCAAGATGTTCAAGTATCGCTTGTATCCTACGCGCCTCCAGGAAG